CTCAGAAAATCTATCGCATCCAAAAGATTCTAAGAATTATAAACAATCTAAAGGGTATGTAAGAACTATAGTTGGTACATTTATCAACTCTAAGAAATCTTACATGGACACAGACTTTGAGAAACACCCTAATCGCTACACATTTAGCACCAAAATCAAGAATACTTCATCTAGGGTAAAGGAGAGGTCCAATTGTACAAACAGAGAAAAAATTTTCGCCACGAGCGTGGCAGTAGGAAAAGATGCTGTGAGTGCTTACATGAAAGCATTTACTGAGAAAAATCGTAACACAGCTAGAAAAAAAGCTGTAGTTTTACTTAAACAGGAGAGAGTAATGACTGAGATAGAAAAAACTTCAAAAGAAATAGCTAAGGAGCTAGGTATTGACCATTCATACATATTAGGTTCTTTAAAACAATTAGCTGATACAAGCGAAGACGAAAATATAGCGTTGCAATCCTTAAAAGAACTAGGAAAAGCAATTGGTACATTGGGTAATCAAGTTAAGAAAATAGAAACTGGAGTAGTAGGTTTGTTCCAAGGATTTAGTCCAGACGAGATAGAAGGAGCGTCAAGAGCTATACTACCAGAAACAACTTCCGAGGAGGAAAACAAATGATATGTCCACATTGTAGTAGTATGTTGACAAAAAAAGAAGGTAAAAAGCGAACTAAAAAAAGCTTAAAACAACAATATAGTTGTAAGTCTTGCGGAAAATGGTTTTCTATACCAATATCTTCTGATGTTAAAGAGTATGACAAAAAACACATAGAGCCAGGAAAGTTATTCCAAGTAAAAAGTGATGAAAAATTGCGTGTACACGGATTAACGGATATACATGTTGGAGCACACGAATTTGACTTAAAGAAATTTCAGGAAGCGATAAAAATTATATATGAAGACCCAAATGCACGATGGTTTGGTAATGGAGATATGATAGAATTGATTCCCCCTAATTATAATATAAATCAGCGAGGACAAGCAATTCCTCCAGAAGAACAATATCTTTCGTTCTTAAAACTTGTTCAACCCATACAGGACAAGTGTTTATTTATACGAGGCGGGAATCATGACTATCTAAGAAGTTTCAATATACTTGACTTTGATGTTTGTAAAACATTAGCAAGTGAAATGGATGTTCCATATTTTAGATTGCCAGGATATGCACAAATTACTATTGGGGATAAAGATTGGTTTCTAGTTAGTGGACACGGAAAGAGTGGAGCTAAAAACGGAGACATGGAATTGAATCAAATGGCATCAGTATATAGTGATGGAGATGTTTACTTTTTAGGACATAACCACCAGTTGTATTGTAAGCCAATAGATTCATTGACAATAGATGAAGGAGAAGAGAGTCTAAAACGTAAATGGTTTGTAAGAGGTGGGTCGTTCCTCAGATACGCAGACTATGCTCGTTACAATTTCTATGGGATTCAACGTACGGGTTGGATTACTATGGAATTTACTAAAGATAAAATAAACTGTTGGGAGAACTAAAATGCCATACGGAACAGGTACAACAAAGAAAAAGAAGAAAAAAAAGAAAAAGTAAATGAAGAGATTACTGCCTCAAGCAAAAAGAACTAACGGAAAAAAGAAGACTCGTCAGGGTCAAAGTAAAAATACAAAGTTTGGAAACAAGCTTAGCCTTAAATATTACAAAAAAAGAAAGGTAGGTCAAGGTGGCTAAAAATAAACCCACATTGTCTAAACATGATTTAGTTAGAGGAATTAAAGAAATAACTATGCAAATACAAATGTTGCATCGCCATGTTATGATGATGGATAATGTTATTGACAAATACATTCGTATGAATGGACATGAAGATAAGCTCAAAAAGTATATGGAAAAAATATTAAAAAATGAACAAGATACAAAACATAAGCAAAGCGGAAGAAGCTCTTCAGCTAGCAAGTAAAGACATGATTGCATTTGGGAAGTTATTTCTTCCTGATGATTTTATGAGAAGTGAAACACCTCCATTTCATTACGAGATGGCTGATGCTATTGATAATCCAGAAGTAAAGCAATTAGCAGTTATTTTACCTCGTGGTCATGGAAAAACTGTATTAACTAAATGTTCAATTATTAAGGACTTTTGTTTTTGTCCTAAAGACGATATGTTATTTTATGCATGGGTATCTGCTACGCAAAAACTTAGTACTGGTAATATGGATTATATTAAATATCATTTTGAGTATAACGACAAAATAAAATATTATTTTGGTAATTTAAAGGGGAAAAAATGGACAGAAGAAGATGTGGAGTTATCAAATGGATGTAAACTTATTAGTAAATCAAATGTTGCGGGTATTAGGGGAGGTGCTAAGTTACATAAAAGATACGACCTCATTATCCTTGACGACTTTGAGCACGAAGCAAATACTATCACGGCTGAAGCAAGGGCTAAAAACAGCAATCTTGTTACTGCTGTTGTTTATCCTGCTATTGAGCCTCATACTGGTAGGCTTAGGGTTAACGGTACTCCTGTTCACTTTGATAGCTTTATCAATAATCTTATCGTTAATTATGCTCGTCAAGGAGAAAGCCAAAAAGATTTTGCATGGAGAGTAATTACATATAAAGCTATATTGCCAGATGGGACTTCTTTGTGGCCTGGGTGGTTTCCAATTTCTAAATTAGAAGAAAAGAAAAAATTCTATCAAGATAGTGGAACTCCTTCTAAATTTTACCAAGAGTATATGATGCAAGTACAATCTGAAGAAGATTCTATTTGGTCGCAAAAACATATAAAATATTGGAAAGGTTTTTATGAATATGATGAAAACGATAAAATGGGTTATATAGTTAATGACGGAGATAGAACTCCAGTTACTACTTTTATTGGTTGTGACCCAGCTACCGATATTGATACTAAAGAATCTGATTTTAGTGTAATAATGGTTATTGCAGTTGATGCAAATAATAATCGCTATGTTTTAGAATATGAAAGACATCGTAGTATTCCTACATTAGGAGCAAAAGACAAAGATGGTAAAATATTTGATAAGAAAGGAGTAGTAGATTACATTATTGATTTGTACAAAAAATATAATTGTAGTAGTGCAACAGTAGAAGACGTTGCTATGAATCGTAGTGTATTCCAAGCACTTAATGACGAAAGGAGGAGAATTAATCGTTATGATATTAGTGTAATTCCCGAGAAACCAGGAGGAACACAAAAAAGAAATAGAATTTATTCAGGTTTATCTGGTATCTTTAGTGTAGGTTCTTTATATTTTAGAGAAAATATGTTTGATTTAATTAACGAAATCATTACATTTGGACCAAGAATGGCTCATGATGATACAATTGAGGGACTATATTATGCTAATTTGCACGCTTTTCCCCCTAATTATAAAAAAAGTGGGACAAAAAAAGAACCAAAATGGTATAAACCAAAAAGAAAAGCTAAAAGCTGGATAACATCATAATGTGGGATTTGTTTAAAGATAAAAACGAGTATAACGAAAAGAACATCATTGGATTTCTTTCATTTGCATTAATGTGTATATTTGGAATTGTAGATTTAGCTATGGGAATTATTGGTATTGAATTAATGGTTAATGATTATATTTATAACTCATTTGTTTGGGTTACATTAGGTTCGTTTGGTATTTCAGCATCAGAAAAAGTTTATAAAAAATAAGGAATAGATATGCCACAAAATAAAAGATATAAAAGTGAATCTAAAGAAGATTTTGCTAAAAGACAAAGAGCTCAAAAAGTACAAGAAGGTTTAAGTAAGTTTGGTAACAAGGAAGACCCATTTGTAGGTTTAGATAAAACGCAAATTGCTAATTACCAAAAATTTTTAAAAGAGTATGGATATTACAAAGGCGATATAGATAGTCTTGCAGGTCCAATGACAAGAGAAGCACATTTTGCTTATAAAGACAAAACAAATATTCCCATGCAATCTGAAGGTATGAGAGGTTCTGGTATGCTTGGTAAAATGGGAGATAGAATAGTAGACTATTTAAAAGGACTAAGAGATTAATGCCAAGTTTTGGAAAAAAATCACAAGAAAAATTAAATACTTGCGACCCTAGGTTAATTGAATTATTTGAAAGAGTAGTTGAAGATTTTGACTGCACAATTATACAAGGACATAGAGGTCAAGCAGAACAAGACTCATTATTTGTTAACGGGTTTAGTAAATTGAAATATCCTAAAGGTAGACATAATCAATATCCATCATTAGCTGTAGATGTTGCTCCTTATCCTATAGATTGGGAAGATAGAGAACGATTTACATATTTTGCTGGATTTGTACAAGGTATTGCAGCTTCAATGGGTTTAACTATACGTTGGGGTGGAGACTGGAATAGGGATACTAAATTAAAAGATAATAATTTTGATGACTTGCCACACTTTGAAATAAGAGATTAATATGAGCTTAGTTGAAAATATTAACAAAAGAAGAAAAGCTGGTAAAAGTAGAAGTAAAGGAAAAAGTACTATTAGCCCAAAAGCATATTCAGATATGATGAATAATTGGGGCAAGGGCAAAAAAAGGAAAAAATAATGGCTAAGCGTGGAAGAAAAAATAAAGCTGATATAAATAAACAATTATTTAATAAAGCAAATAATTATTTTAGAAAAAAATGGTTTACTGATTCTCAAAAAAGTATGGATTTTTATTTAAATGAACAATTGTCAGCAGAAGAATTAGAAGATTTACGTGAAGGAGGTATGCCAGATTTTATTATAAATAGAATTACACCTTCTATAGAAATAATGAAATATTTTGTAACTGCAAATAATCCAAAATGGCAAGCAGTAGGAGTTGAAGGAAGTGATTCTGATATAGCTCATATTCATAGTATGATAGCTGAATATTGTTGGCATTTATCAAGTGGAAAAAGTTTATTTAGTAATGTTATACAAGATTCATTAGTTAAAGGAGTAGGTTATTTTAGATTAGATGTAGACCCAAATGCTGATGAAGGAATAGGAGAAGTTAAATTTGATTCTATTGACCCTTATGATGTTTATGTAGACCCAGTATGTAGAGATTTTTTATTTAGAGATGCTAGTTATATTATTGTACAAAAAAATATATCTAAGACTAGTTTAGTAAGATTATTACCTCAATATAAAAGTAAAATTGTTAGAGCTACTGGTTCTACTGAAAGCAAACAATATTCTCAAAGAGACATTCATGAAGCAGAAAATGTATTACCTGGAGATGTTGAAAATGAAGCTTACACTTTAGAAGGTGAACAAGACGAAATTTTAGATTTCTATGAAGTATATACAAAAGAGAAAGTTGCTTTTGTTAATGTTTTTAGAAAACAACCTCCTACAAAACAAGAATTACAACAAATTGAAGAACAAGCATCTCTTGAAGTACAAAAATTAATTGAAGAGTTAAGTGTACAATTAAAAGAAAAAGAATTAGAGTTAAATGCTTTAGTTCAAGAAGGTGAAATTTTACCTGAAAGAATGCAGTTAGAATTGCAAAAGTTTCAAGATGAAATGCAAGCTAAAATAGAAGAAACAAAAGCAATGATGCAAGCTGAACTTATAAGAAAACAAACAAAAACTGTACAAGAAACTGTAAAAAAAGATATATATGAAAAATTATTAGAATCAGATTCTTATACTGAATCTGTAGTAGATTCAATAGATTTTTTTAAAACTCAAATAAAAGTTTGTGCTTCTGCTGGTGATATGTATTTATATGAAGCAATATTGCCTATAGAAGAATATCCTATAGTTCCAATTGTGTATAGTCATACGGGAACACCTTTTCCTATGGGAGCAGTTTTGCCTATGATTGGAAAACAAAGAGAAATAAATAAAGCTCACCAAATTATGCTACACAATGCTAATTTAGCTTCTAACTTAAGATGGTTATATACCGAGGGAGCTATAGACGAAGAAGAATGGGAAAAATATTCTAGTTCTCCAGGAGCTATGTTAAAATATAGACAAGGTTTTGAGTCTCCTACAGCAATACAACCTTTACCTATTAATAATGCTTTTTATAAAGTAACTCAAGAGGGAAAAAACGATATTGAATATATTAGTGGTATTTCATCTAGTATGCAAGGAGTTGGACAAGATAGTCATGAAACTTATCGTGGTATGTTAGCAATGGATGAATATGGAACAAGAAGAATTAGACAATGGGTAAACAATTGCGTAGAACCAGCATTAGAACATTTAGGAAAAATATTTAAAGAGGTAGCACAATTTACTTATTCTTCACAAAAAGTATTTAGAATAGTACAACCCGAAGCTGGAGCTACTGAAGGTGAAGTAAACGAAGTTTCAATTAATATTCCTATATATAATGATTTTGGTGAAGTTATACAAAGATTTAACGACTATCAAACGGCTAAATTTGATATAAGAATAGTAGCTGGTGCTACACAACCTGTAAATAGATGGGCTTTACAAGATGAATACTTTAAATGGTTTCAAGCTGGTTTAATAGATGATATAGCAATGTTAGAACAAACTGACATAAGAAACAAAAAAGCATTAGTACAAAGAAAAAGTTTATACTCTCAATTACAACAACAAGTAGCTCAGTATGAAGAAACTATTAAAAATCAACAAGGGGAAATACAAACCCTAGAAAGACAAGTAGTTCAATCTGGAATACAAGATAAAATAGTTGAGGGTTCTAAAGTTATTGACAAGGAACTTCATAAAACTCAAGCACAACAAGAAATACTAAGAGGACAAATGAAAAATGCCTTAGATGCAACAAAAAAAGAATTAGCACTAGAAAAAAAGAATAGTGTTGATAATAAGAAAAACATACAGTAAATTAGAAGGAGTACAGTATGAGCGAAAATACACAGGACAACCTACTTATGGATGATGCTGAAAAAGCAAACCTAGAACAAGTAGCCCCTATTGAGAACGATACTGTGGCTGAAGATTTTTTTTCTCAGCTTGATAAACAAGTTATGGGTGATGTCATATCCCAGCCAATAGAAGAAGCTCAAGAACAACAGATAACTCCCGTAAGGGACCCTGAAGTAGAGCAGCAATCTGCTGAAAAAGCAGATAATTTAGAAAAGAGATATAGTGATTCATCTCGTGAAGCTAAAAGACTTAACAGTCAATTACAAGAGATTGAACCTTATATGCCTTTACTAAATGCAATGAAAGAAGACCCTAATTTAATCACTCATGTGAGAGGTTATTTTGAGGGAGGCGGCTCAGCACCTAAGAGTGTAAAAGAGCAATTTGGCGTAGACGAAGATTTCATATTTGATTATGATGATGCTTTGTCAGACCCTAGTTCTACTTCTGCAAAGTTGTTTAATGCAACAGTTGATGGAGTAGTACAAAGAAGGCTTGGAGATTTTGCTAAGAAACAATCTATGCAATCAAAACAGGCTTCGGAAGAAACTGCTTTTAAAAGTAAATATGAAGTTTCTGAAGAAGATTATACTGATTTAATGGATTATGCAAAATCGCATAAGCTAACATTGGAAGATGTTTATTACTTGAAAAATAGAGATAATCGTGATGCTAAAATAGCAGAAGGTGCTCGAAAAGAAGTAGCAGACCAAATGAAAAATGTTAGACAAATGCCTGCAAGCGTAGCTTCAGTAGGGAATGCACAAGTAGAAGAACAATCGGTGGATGACGCAGTTTTTGACAAATTGTTATCTCAAGGTAGTGGGCTAGATGAGTTAATGTAAATAAACAATAAACCCTTAGGAGGGAAACATGCCTAGTACACCTTTAGCATTGTCGACTTCTACTGGTTTACTTAACAGAGGAAGAGTAGTTGATGCGGCAATTAACCCAACAACAGCATTTCCAACTGGTGATTTACGTAGACGTTATGACTTTGGTGATAGATTTTCAGAACTTGCCATAGCTCAAACACCGTTCTTTAGACTTGTTTCTACAATGGCTAAAAAACCTACGGATGACCCAACTTTTAAGTTTACCGAGAAGAGACATTCATTCATGAAGCGTTATGTATATATCGTTGGAAGTATTAAATCTGCTTCAACCGATGTATTTGCAGACGCAACCCTAACTAAAGCAGCACACGCAACTGACGCACCCGTTGTTGGAAGTGAAGTAAAGCTTTATGCAGGAACAGACTATTATTCAGCTGGAAACATTCAAAATGTTCAAGGCCAAAGTAATGGACAAATTAAAGTAGGAGTTGATGGTACAAGACCACAATTTCTACAACCTAATCAAATCCTTAAAGTCCCTATGACTGACGCAGCTGGAAATGCAGTTAACGATTATATGTTAGTTCGCATTACAGCAGTAGCAGACGCAGCAGACAAAGACCTTGGAGTTGGCGGCGTATCCGCTGCTAAACTAGCTCTAATTACTGGTAAAGTTCTTAGAATGTCTAGTGGAGCTGAATTAGCATCTTTCTTAGCTAACAATAAACCTGACGTAGAAGTATACTCAGAAGATATTGCTGAAGCATTAGAAGGAAAACGTTCATATGTTGTTGGTACATCATATGGAGAAGGTTCTGATTTACTTGGAGAATCTTGGAAAGATAACCCATACTCAACTGGTTACGGACAAACTCAAATCTTTAGAGGCGAGTTTGGTATGACTAATACTGCAAGAGCAACAGCTCTAAAGTATGAACCAAATGAGTGGGCTAGAACATGGAAAGAAAAACTTATTGAACACAAATGGGACATTGAATGGGCTGGATTATTTAGTTCACAAGTTGCAGATGGTTCAGTTAACCACACTCAAGGTGCAATTGATTACATCTTGAATTTTGGTAATATCTTTACATTAGACCTAGCTACAAAAACTATTGATGACTTCTTACAAGATATGTCTCAATATTTTGACCCTAGATACAATCAAGACGGAGCAACAGTATTCTTATGTAGTACTGCTGTGTTTACTTGGTTGCATAAACTAGGTGGGTTCTTTAAGAATAACATTGCTATTGGCGATAATGGTAATAACTTTAATCGCTTTGGAGCAGACTTAGCCGTTACTGGTAGAAAGAAAGTAATGGGATTAGACGTAACAGAAATACAAACAGTATACGGTAAAATGAACGTAGCTAGATGTATTGCCTTAGATGGTTCACACGTTAAAATCGCTGCTATCAACATGAACAATGTTGCTTACAGACCACTAGTTGGTAATGGAGTTAATAGAGATACCTCAATTTACGTAGGAGTTAAGAATTTAGAAAACTCAGGTACGGATAAGAGGGTTGATATGATTCTAACTGAAGCTGGTTTCGAGTATAAGATGCCAGAATCACACGCTATCTGGAAATAATTAGATAGTTAATTTGTATATTGGGTTTCTATAGGTTCTTTACCTCCTTTCTCCCTGTGGGGACCCAATTACATAAGGAAAAAAAATTATGAAATTATGGGAAAAAGTAAATAATATAACTGGTAACGATACTAAGGCTAGATTCTTAGTAGAGTACATTAATGCTGGTGCTAAATTTATATTAGCATCACTACCTGAAAAGTTTTTATGGACTATTGCTTCTGAAGTAGAAGTTACAGGATTTAATACTAGCGGTACTAGTGTTATAGGAAATGGTTCTTCTTTAGCATATGATAAAATTTTAGCAGTATATCGTTTTGATAGCGGTAAAAAAAGAATAGCAGAAGAAGCACCTGATAATAGTATACATATATTTGATGAAGCTTCTAGTTTGCTAACAGCTACTGAGATGTTTCCAAAATATTATAAACTAAGTGGTAAAATATATATTAAACCAGACCCTGATTATAATGCACACGAGGGGAGTGGTAATGCGTTTCAACACGCATATACCAATCTTGATGGAGCTACTATTACAGTAGATTCTCAACAAGGCGATAAAGGAGTGATTGTTTATTCGGCTCCCCCAATAATTGATGAAAACACAGACGATTGGGTATTAACTGAATATGAAAATGTTTCTATATTATATGCTGCTTCATTAGATTATATGAGATTAGCTCAATTTTATAGAAATTTATGTAAAACTGAAATAGATAAAATATTTAATACTACTATAGAATCTTTTAGTAGTGCTTTACCTAATAATTATCCAGTTTTTAATTTTGTAGAAAATGCACCTATAGAATTTAATTTATCAAAATCTATTCCTCAGTTTGTATTTCATAAAGATTTACCTACTAATGTTAATTTAACAACTAGTCTTCCTAATGATATAGTAGTTACATCTCCTTTACCTTCATCAATAAATATTAGTAAATCATTGCCTACTGATTTTAGTACGAGTTTATCTTTGCCTACTTATGACGCAGAATCTATAGTTTTAAATACTTCTGAAATTTTTGGAGATATAGAAAATGCTGAGTCAATATTAGAAAATGGATTTGTTTCAGGAGATACTGGTTCAGGTAATCAAAAAACTAGTAAATCTGCTATTCATTGGCTAGAAGACGAAGACCCAGAAATGGCAAATGCAACATCTAATATTTTACAAAGTGAATTAGCGATTGGTCGTGATAGACTTATTACTGAAAAAACTAAACTAGAAGAATTTACAACTAAAGTATCTCAAAATAGAACTAAATTTAGTAGCAACTTAGAAAAGTATACTAGCGAAGTTCAAAGAGAAGCACAAAGAATTAATAGTTTTGTAAGTAATTTTCAATCTGAAGTTCAAAAAGAAGTACAAAGAGTAAGTACTGATGTTTCTAAATATCAAGCAGAATTAGGAAAAGAAACACAAAAATTCAATTCAAAGATTTCAGCATATCAATCTGAGTTAGCTAAAGAGCAAGCAAATAAAAACATAGATTTACAAAACTATACAGCAGATTTAAACAAAGCAGTTCAAAAATATCAAAATGATTTAGCAGCTTTTACAGCAGAAATACAAAAAGAACAAACAAGAATTAATAGTGATTTGCAAATATATACAGCTAAGTTAAATCAATCTAATATTAAGTATCAAGCTGATACTACAAAATTTAATGCTGAAATGACAAAAGCTAGTGCTTATTTACAAGAAAGTGGTGTAAGATTACAATCAGCAAGTGCGTACACACAAAAAAGTAAAGATAGTGTACAAAGTTCTCAGTTATTTTTAGCTAGAGCGGTAGGAGAATTACAAGCTATTACGGGTGCTATAACTGCTCCAGAACAACAACAACAATCACAAAGAAAAGAGCAAGGGGCTACATCATGACAATTTTAGAGTTAATGGAAAGAGCAAATACAAGAGAAACTAAATTAGTTATTGCTTACACTAAAGATGCTATAAATAAAATGCAATCATCAAATGAAATTACTACAACAAGTGGTAAACAAAATATAGTTGCAAATCAAAGAGATTATAATTTACCAGCTGATTTAATTGCAATTAAACATATTAGTGTTTTAGATACTGAAGATGATAACAAGTATAAAATTATTAGAAGATTAGCAAGTGAACCTTTAGTTAGCGAGGATACAAATCCATGAGTTATGACACAGATAGAACTTATGCCTATATACAAAATGGCAAAAAATTAAGGCTTTACAAAATCAGAAGAAGTTCTGGTAGAATTATAGATAATGAAGGTAGAGTTAATGGTGCAGACTTTGATAGTATTATATATCCAGATGAAGCAATTACTAATGGACTAAGAGTTGAATATACAGCTATAGTAGACCCTTTTGTAGATAAAGACCCTGAAACAACTGCTGTAAGTGGTTTAACAGCAGTATCTTCTCCAACTGAGTCATCTCATATAAATTTAAATAGAATGTTAAGTCTAGCAGTAGTAGATTACGTACGTGCTATGATGGCTGAAAGAATGGGAGATTTAGAAAGAAAAGAATATTATTTAAAAGAATTTCATAAAAAGGTTGCAGATAATGAAAGCAACAGAAACAAAATGTATATCGCAGGTACAATAAGTACATATGCGATTAAGTAGGAGAATATAATGGCGGGAAGAATAGATTACGCAATAAGCGTATCAGCAATACAAACAAATAGTGCATTTGAAGGTGTAACGCAAGAAGCTATAGATGCTGAAATTGGTAGAAGCTTAGGCGGAGGAAACTCTAGTTTAGCTTGGGATGGTTCAAATATTGATGCTTGGGATGGTGGAGTTATGACACATTTTCAAGCAGATACTAGTGCACAATTAGTAGCGGCTAATGGAGATAATGGTGTTTGGATAAAACACACTGGAAAAGCTTATGATAGCAATAAACCGGGAAATATTGATGAAGCAACAGCTAATACTGAAGTTGTAACTATAAAATTAGCTTCAACAAATCTTTGTACACTTAATAGCGGAGATTGTATTTTTATACCAAAACCTTTAGGAAATATTAATGTAGTTGGAGCAGACGATACTGGTCCAGCAATTGAATACGCAAAATTAACTTAACAGGAGAAGAACATGGCAAAAGGACTTAACGACTATGCAGTACAGGAAAGTGTAGCTCCATACATTAAGGCAGTAGTTGCAACAACTAGTGACCAAGATGCGTGTAGAGCAGTTCACATGAAAGGCACATCAACAGACATTACTTTAACAGTAAATGGTGTTGATGTAGTATTTCATTTGTTAAAAGGACACACATATCCTATATGTGCTACAAAAGCAAGTGCTAACACAGTAGTATTTTTATATTAGGAGTATATAATGATTACCGCAGAACAATATCAAGATATACAAATAATGCAAAATACAGATTTTGAAAACACTATAACATTTGCAGATACACACGATACGGCTGATTATGATTATAGAGTAATAATAGCTAAAGATTTTTCTTCAAGTGCTGATATTACATTAACTGTAGGTGCTGGATTAACTAAAACTAGTGACCACGTTTTAACTATGACTATACCAGGTTATAGTAGTGGCAACAATAATAGTACGGATGATTTAGCTGATAATTACGAAGGTGTTTGGGAATTAGTATCTAAAAAAACTAGCGGTGGTAAATTAACAAGAGAAATACAAGGAGATGTTGTAGTTTCTCCTGGGCTGGTAGACCCACAGTGGTCATGAGTATTAGTGCAAAAGTATCAACTCCTGTAGAAGTTAAGACTAATGTTGACAATCAAAGTGTTAACAAGTCCGTAGGCGTACAAAATGCGTCTAAAACCGATGATACATTTACAATTGATGCTACTGAGATACCTATATCACTTACAGGCTCAAATGCGGCGAATTTGCAAAATGCGGTACAAGCAAATACAAATGCAACTGGAGTAGTTACTGATTCTAATGTAACAACTTCAGATTTAACAAAATTAAGAAATATTACGGCTACTGCTTCTGAATTGAATCAGTTAGACGATAAAGTAATAGGGGGAACTAATAACGATGATATTGTAGACGTAAGTTCTAATCAAACGTTATCAGGAAAAACAATAGAGAGTAATACTTATACTTAATAAAAGGTAAAATAAAATGGCAAATACATTTCAAATAAAACGACACTCAAGTAACACTAATAGTAGTGCCCCTGGAAGTTTAGCAAATGGTGAGTTAGCATTAAATCAAGCGTCTAAAAAGTTATTTGTTGGAAGACATAATAACTCAAGCGTAGAAGTGTTTCACTTACCTACTTTGCAAGATTTAACTTACGGTGCTGGTATTAGCGGTACAGTAGCTTCTGGTTCAGACAACAATGCATCTACAATAGCAGTAGATTTAACTGACTCTAACATTTTTGCATCAACAAGTGCAAAAGGTATTGCTTCGTTTGCAAGTGCAGACTTTTCAGTATCTAGTGGAGTAGTATCTATTGGTTCAATAGGAACTTCGCAAATTGATGCTGATGCAATTACTGGTGCTAAAATAGCTGATGACCAAATTAATAGCGAACATATTGTAGCTGATTCTTTAGACGCTGAACATTATGCAGCTGGTTCTGTGGACACTACAGCTTTAGCTAACAATTCAGTAACTTCAGCAAAAATAGTAGATGGAACCATAGTTGCTGGAGATATAGCTGACGATACTATTACAGCGGCTAAACTAGCTCATGATTTGACGCTTCCTGGAAATATAACATCTGGTGGTAATCTAACAGTTACTGGTAATTTAACAGTACAAGGTGATACTACTACTTTAAATACAGCAACATTAACTGTAGAAGATAAAGAGATTGTTATAGCTAACGGAGCAGCAGATTCAGCGGCAGCAGATGGAGCTGGTATTAGAATAGACGGAGCGGGTGCAACATTATTGTATGACCATACTGGAACTCAATGGGAAATGAATCAAGACCTAGAGATTACTGGTACATTAGCGGTATCAAGCACATCTGCATTTACTGGAGCTATTACAGCATCAGGTGGATTTACTAATACTACTTTTGATTGTGGTACTTACTAATAGAGGGTTGATTGGCAAATATAATAAAAATTAAGCGTGGTTCTGGCGTACCTGGAACTTCAGATTTAGCTCATTACGAGTTAGGTTATAGAACTGGTACACAAGAATTATATGTTAACGATGGCGGACAAATTCGTCAAGTCGGTGGTGCATCTGGAGGTGGAGCTGTAGATTCTATAGCTAATTTTGCTGACAATAGACTTCTTACAGCATCTGGTGCTGATTCTATTAACGGAGAAGCTAATCTTACTTATGGTTCAAGTCTTTTAAGTGTAACAAATCAAGTAAAAGTCACAGATGGAACAAGAGATATTAGATTAAATGCTAATCACGGCTCTAAAGCAGCAGTAGGAACAGTAGGTTCACACGACTTTAATTTTATAACAGCAAATACTATAAGAGCCACAGTAGATAGTGGTGGAAATTTTGGTATAGGAACTGAATCACCTGCATCAGAACTACACATTGGAGCTGGAGATGGCAATAGACATATTAAAATATCTGATAATAGAGCTATGTTTGGTTACTATGGTAATTATGCAGTAGTTCAAGGTGGTAATACAAAAGGAATAAAATTTAATACTGGTACTGATACATTTGGTAGCAATACAAGAGTAACGATAACATCATCAGGAGATACAACTTTTGCTGGTGTAGTTAAGTTACAAAGCGAATTAGACTTTACGGGAAATGGTAGTAAAATTATAGATGTAGATACTTTAGCAGGAAGTAATACTTTTAAAATTAGAAATCACAATCCAGTTGGTAATGTATTTCATGACGCATTAGTACTTACAGGAAATGCTGGTGCAAAACTTTATTATAATAATGGTTTAAAATTTGAAACTACTAATACTGGAGCATCAGTAACTGGTGTTTTAACGTCAAATAATAGGATAACATCTACTGGAACTGACGGATTTACTATTGGTAATTATGGTGGTTATGATAGAATAGTAAATAATTCAAATGTATTTCGTTTTTTAACTGATGGAGATGCTTATGCTAATATGCAATTTGCTACAGTAACTGCTGGTACTTGGAACGGTACTGCTATTGCAAGTGCATACTTAGATGCAGACACAGCACATTTATCTACTACTCAAACCTTTACTGGTGCTAAAACATTTACAGGTAATTTAACAACTACTGGACATTTAGTTCTTCCTTACGGAGAAATTAATGATGCAGGAACTGATGTAGTTGTACAAGCAACTAATGCTTTAGTACTTAAAACTGGTGGTGCTAATGGTAGATATGTTATAAGTAGTGCTGGTGCTCATAATATCTATGGAACACTTGCAACTAATAGTGATGTAACAGTTGGAAATAAACACAATCCTACATTAAGCATTATGAATACTGCAACTGGTAGTGGTAGCGGACCAACATTAGAATTTGGACATAATCAAGGTGGTGGTTCAAGAGCAGCAGCTATTAAAACATATTTAACAGATGGAAGTACCTCTAATAGAACTGCATTATTAAGATTTCATCACACTCAAGATAATGTTGATGTATTAAAACTACAACTTGGCGATAATTATGTAAGGCAATATCAAAAAGGTGATGCTTCAGATTATTTAGAAACTATTGTTAATGATGACCATGTAGATTTTCATGTTGCTAGTGGTAATTATATACAAGTATCTACTGACCACGGAACTTTAGCAATAGGACCACAAAATGTTAGTCATTGTCATTACACTACCGATAGAGCTAATCATTGGTTTAATCAAATGATTTATGTAAATGGTGGAGTTGTATCTTCTTATAATTCAGATTTATCATTGCGAAGAAATGGTGCAAGTGCCGATAGAATAGATGTTACGGATACCTATTCAAGAGTAATTGTTAATGATACTGAAAGATTTAGAGTAACAACAAGTGGATCAACAGTAACTGGTAATTTAGCAGTAACTGGAACAGTAGATGGTAGAGATGTTGCTTCTGACGGAAGTAAATTAGATGGAATAGAAAGTGGAGCTACTGCAGACCAGAGTAAAAACGACATTGAGGCTTTGGGTATTAATGCTACAACATTAGATAATTATGATTCATCAAGATTTTTTAGAAGACAAGGAAGTGCTTCTGCTTCAGTAGGTCCAGGTTGGATGACAGTAGCTACTAACACAAGTAATAGACAAGCTGGAGAAATATTAGTTACAGACTCAGAATCTGGCGACCACGCATTTATTAGAATACATTGGTTGAGAAGTTTTGGTGACAGCAACTTTACTGTTATTAATTGCGGTGGACACCAAAATAGAATAACTGGTGTTAGAGTATTAAGGCAAGATAGTGATACTACTTATGGAG